AATGATTTTGTACTAGCAGGACCAGCAGGACCAGGACCAGTATCACTAGAACTACCATCACACCCAGCATCAGCAGCATCAACAAACACATCAGCTTCAGCATCAGCAACAGCCAACTCAAAACAAGAAAAACACGAAGTAGATACAAATACAATTGAAGTAGTTTACCCTAGAAGTTTTATAGAAGATCAAATTAAACAATCAGGACCCAAAACATCTATTTGGAGTGCTCCAAGTAAAGACACAAGAAAAGAAAAAGCCGCACATAGTGAATATTTTAAATTAACAGATATAATTGATACTGTTATTGGAATTATAAAAAAATTACATAATGATGTTTCTAAAAAAGATTGGATCAGTAACAAATTTAGTGATGGAAATAAAAAAAATCAGGTAATAAAAAATTTACGAAAAAATATGACTCTAAATCCAATAACAGGGGAACTACCTATATCTAATAAGAGTCGTAATGATAAAATTAAAGATTTTAGTATTGTTTCCAACTTTAATGCTCATGGTAAATTTAAAAAAAAAATTAACCTTACTATAGAGGGGACAAGTGCACGCTTTCCTTCTTATACAATTAATTTATTAGACGAAATATATAATTTAATAGTATATATTATTGATAAAAATAAAAATGAATATCACGAAGATGTTGATAAAATGATTGCTCTATTATCATTATTATTACAAAGCGTAGATAATCATGATCGTCATCAAACAATTATGGATTATTTAGACACAAAAACTATTGATAGAGATGGTTATGTAAAAATAAGTAGTGTTGGGGTTTAAAATATTAAATAAAATTAAATAAAAACTCACAAAAATAAATAAAAATAAACAAACAATTAAAATAATTTATAGTTTTAATAAACATAAGGTATATAACTTGGTCTATCGTATGAATAGATATCAACTTTAAATTTACCATTATAAGAAGGAATATCAATCATATCACCATTCATAATCTCATCACAACCTAAATCATCATTACATTTACGACCATCTTTAGTAATAGGTATTTTAAAATTATGAAATTTATCACTTGATGTATAATAGTTCCATTTTCTAGAACCATTAAAGGTGGGTCTTCCAAATAAAGGTAAAATACTAGTTTCGTTATTATTACCAGGTTGTTGTTCGGTATTAGCAATTGTTTCTTTGTAAAGAATACCTACTTGTTGATACGATTGAGATGGACCACGTGATGGTATATTAATGGGTGTTCCATATGTATTTGTATAAGAACGTTCGGGAGGTAATAATGGATTTATAATTCTTTCAGATGCTTTATTGGCTTCATATTGTAAATAAGAAAGTTGATTAGGATTAGGTCTTTCAGGATTAGAATCACGTATATTAACATTTATGTCATATTTAATTCTTTCAGATGTAGGAGTACCTGTTCCTTCGTGAGGGCTTCTATCTTCATCATTACTTTCAAATAATTCATTTACTCTAGAAACAATATTATTATTACTATTACTATTACTATTACGACTACGTTCATTTGATTTTAAACTACGTAAAAGATTTGGCTCACTCCCATTAATCGTTAATGCGTGTTGTTTAGCAATAGCACGTTTTGCTTCAACAATATCACCTCGTTTAACTCCATAAGGTAATTGTTGTGTATTTAAAAGCAGAACACAAATTAATATAAGTGCTCCTAATAGAATACAAGTAAGAGATGTATCCCAAGAAACACAACCAGATAAAAATCCAAATTTATTAGGAGGGCATTTTTTTAAAGATGATGATGAAGAACTAGAGCGTGGCATTTTTTATCTTTTTATTTTATTTATAATTACTATTTACTATTTACTATTTATTAACATTTTTATTAAAAACTTAATAGAATAAATATTAATAAAAATATTATTAATATTTTAATTAAACACTTAATAAATTAAAAATTAAAATATTAATAAATAGTAATTATTAATAAAATATTAATAAACTACATAAATAAAATAATAATAAATATGGAACAAACTAATAAACCCTGGCATTTTTCTAAAGGAGATAAACTTGCTGTTTATTTACGTATGAAAACAAAATGTATATTAATTGTTGCTGCTCTTTTATGTGCAGCACAATTAGGTGGTTATTATCCACTTAACTTTATAAAGAAATACCAAGTATTAAATTTTATTATACTATTATCTTTAGTAGCAAGTATTATTTATAATATATTTGATAGAAATTTCTATTTACCATTTTTAGGCTGGACTGCTTATCCTTGTGGTGGTCTTGCTGAAAAAATCCCCCGTGATGCTGATACAACTGTCACTGTTCAAGTTAAACCTAATGTAAATGTTATTTACTGGGGAAGTGAGCCAAAAACAAATGAAGAACAACCTATTGACAATCCCTGGGATGCTTATGCCAATTATGATAATTCTGGAGTAGTCCGTGCTGATGCTCAAGGAAAAGCCGTTTTACATTTTAGAAATCCAAGCATTTATCAAGTTGGTTTAATGAATAGAACATTAAAGAAACATATACATTATCGTGAATGTAGACATCCTGGTATGCTTTCTTCAGTTAAAACTGTAAATTTATAATTTATAAATTATAATTATTTAATTATAATAATAATTATTTAATTATAATAATAAATTTTTTCTATATTTTTAATTTTTTTATTATATTTTAATATTTATTATTATAAATTTAATATTTTTTCTATTTTTAATATAGTATAATATAGTAATAATAAATTATAAATTATAAATAATAAGATTGAAATAATATAAAATAAAATGCAAAGTTTAGTATTAGTATTATTAGTATTAGGTTTAATTATGATGGCATTAGGTTATCAAAAAAAATTATTAACAAATATGGAAACAAAAACTGTGGTAGAATATAGATTTATTCCACGTAGTATATATGAAGACCAATTTGAAAATAATAAATTAGAAAGTAGTTTTCAAGATATGTTTGAAAAACAAGACGTTTTTTTTAGAATGATTTAAAAATTAAAATATATGAAAAAAAATTAAAATATATGAAAAAAAAAATTAAAAAATTATTGAGTTTTCTCTTTTTGTTCTGCCATTTTGCGTTGAAGCCATGGGTCATCGCTTTGTAATTGAGCGTTGGCTTCTTCAATGCTAATTTCTTTAGAATTTTCACCACCTAATTCAAGACTTTGAGTAATTGCTTTAGGTTCAGTATCTTCTTTAGTATCATTAGTATTATTCGTATCAACAGCATCAGACATATTTAACAAACTGTTAAAATCAGTATTAATTGTATTTAAATTACCCATACTTGCTTGTAAGTTTTGTTGTTCTTTCATTTCATCTTTAATGGCTAAAGTTTCATTAATACCTTCTTGATGTTTTAATCTATCTTCAGCACTTAATGCGTCTTTTTGACGTTGAGTTTTTTGTTCTTGGTAAAACATATCTTTCTTGGATTCATTTGATTTATATTCTTTCACTAATTTATTTAAGTCATTATTCATATATTCAATATCATCAATTTTTTGAGGGTTAGGATCCCAAGGGCACCAATATCCCATTTGACCAACAAAGACATCAAAGAGTGGGTCTTGACGTTGAAGAACTGAAGCACGAACATCAGCCTCACGTTTAGTATCATAAACACCACGCACTTTAACACCACGAACACTTGTTTTAAAGTTATTGGCTTTATCAAAGACCTCTCCAATTTTCTCTTCGTTGCTAAATTTAAAATCCTCAAACTTATCTTTAAATTGTTCGAATGTTAAATTATATTCTTCACAGGTTTTAGAAACATTTTTTTTGAGAGCAATAACATCAGAAACATCGACATTACCATCTTCGGATTTATCAATTAAAGATACTAAACCTTCATCAAGCATAGTTGATATTTTTGTATTTAATGCTTTTTCATAATGATAGAACATAAATTTATCCTTTTGCTCTAAAATTTTATCAGGGCTCACAAAAGAAACACAATAGAAGTTTTGACCTGTAATAGGTTTATCAACATCTAAATAATCTTCTTCAATATCACTTTCTTTTAAAGGTGTAGTATTATCTCCACGGCGGTCACGAGGCATTTTATATAATTAATAAGTTTAAATTAATATATATATATATAATAGAAGAGTTATAATTTAATACAATTATTTATAATAAATAATTATTTTTTAAATTATAATTTTAAATAATTTATATTTTTTAATTAATTATTTTTAATTAATAATATTATTATTTTTTTTAATAAATACCGCAATTATTAAATATAATATTAATATATAATATATAAAAAATAATTAATTAAAATGATAAATCTATTTGATAATAAAGTATCTAAATCTTCTAAAACCTCTAAATCTTCTAAAAAATCTAAATCTTCTAAAAACTATAACTCTTCTAAAACTTCTAAATCTTCTAAAACCTCTAAATATTGCCAAAATTATTATGTTGATATAAATGGTAATAAAAATAATAAAGTTTATAAAATGTGTAATAAATATAGTCATTGTAGAAAAAATAGATGTAAAAATATAGATGCTAGAATAGAAGCCAAAAAAGAAAGGGAATTTGGTAAAGATTATGATAATTATATTAAAAGTAAAATAGAAAAAAAATGTCCTTTGACATTAAAAACAAAACAAAGAAAACAATGTGAAACTAGAACATTAAAAAAAATATATAGTAATCATAATATTATTAATTTATATAATAAACTATTAGAATGTAATAGAAAATTATGTTTAAAAGATAAAAGAAATTTTTATAATGCTTTGTTTAAAAAAAATACTATTAAATTAACAAAAAGTGAAAAAAAAAGATTAAATGAAATAAAAAAAATAGAAAATCCAACTCCTGATATGTATTTAATTAAAACAGGTGATTCATAATAATTATTATTAATATATTAATTTTTAGTATTAGTATTAGTATTAGTATTAGTATTAGTATTAGTATTAGTATTAGTATTAGTATTAGTATTAGTATTAGTATTAGTATTAGTATTAGTATTAGTATTAGTATTAGTATTAGTAT